ATGATCACCGACACAAAGCTCAGGAAGGCGCTCGGCAAGAAAAGAGATGATATCGAGATTATTTCTGATTCGCACGGGCTCAACGCCAGAATCAGCCAGGCCGGAAAAATATCATTTTTCTATCGGTATCGCTGGGCCGGTAAAGCGGTAAAACTCAATGTTGGTGATTATCCTGCAATGAGTATCACCCAGGCAAGAGAGCGTCGCCAACAATTCAGAAACTGGTTAACTGAGGGACTGGATCCGCGAGAGCAGGTGAAGCTGGATAAGCAGACCCGACAGGAAGCGATGTCCGTTGCCGAAGCGTTCAATTACTGGATTGAAAGGCACTGTATCGCTAACGGGCTAGTTAAAGTCGATTACTATCGCCAGGTGTTTGAGAAACATATCGCCGAACCGATGAAGAATGTCAAAGTCGATAACACAGCGAAAATGCACTGGATCAACGTCTTCGATTCTATAGAAAGCAGGGTGATGGCTCATTACATGCTTTCGCTGTGCAAACGGGCGTTTAGGTTCTGCGTTAACAGAAGTGTGATCGCCTCAAACCCACTCGAGGGATTACTGCCATCTGATGTCGGGCAAAAGCCTAAAAAGAGAACTCGCAGGATGGACGATGACGATCTGCGCAAAATCTATCAGTGGTTGAAAAGCCATATGTCGATAGAGTCCGTTTTCCTGGTGAAATTTATTATGCTTACCGGATGCCGTACGGCTGAGATTCGACTTAGTGAGAGATCATGGTTTCGATTGGATGATAATGAGTGGGTCGTGCCTGCGGGCAGTTATAAAACTCGGGTACATATTAGAAGGGGACTCTCAGACGCCGCCGTTAACCTGGTCAGAAATCACCTCAAGAAAATAAACACCAATCACCTGGTGACTTCACAACGTAAAATTGATGGCGGGATCAAAGATTCGCCCGTTCATTCACCTGTGGCATCCAATTACGCCCGTTCTATTTGGAATGGAACAGGTATGGCAGAGTGGTCGCTTCATGATATGAGGCGGACGATAGCCACAAATCTCTCTGAGTTAGGTTGCCCGCCGCACGTAATTGAAAAGCTGCTCGGGCATCAGATGGTGGGGGTTATGGCGCATTACAACCTTCATGACTATATCGATGATCAGAAACACTGGCTCCGCGTTTGGCAGAGCCATCTTGAAGAGATCATCGGAGAGCCCTTCAGTTAATTTATCTTCTTTTTATCCTCCCACTCTTTGATTGACTCAGAGCGCCAGCGGTTAGGGTTGCCGGGCCAGTCAGGGGGTGGGAACGGGCATACGAAGCCCCGAGGCATTGTGTCTGCACTTTGCCATGACCAAAGGGTTTTGCGTGAAATTTTGTAGCGACTGGTCAGGTCTGACGTTACCAAAATATCATCCATAGCTCTCTCCAGTTGCCCGTTCGGGCCATTCAAAATCTTTTTCAACCAACCTGCCCGGGCAGGGAGCGGAGACGGCGCATGCCGGTCATCGCTGTGGCCACGTAGCTCGCCTTTCGGTTCACCACCTCCACCCAGACTTTCACGCCTTCAACCTTCACCGTATAAGTCTCTTTCATCTTGCTTCGCCCATAGTCGCCATATGTTTGCAAGTGAGCCGCCAGCGCAACATCGCAAGCGCGGCGACCAATAGGTGATTGCTTACTGCGATTAATCAGCTTCATCATCACTGCACTCCCAAAGTGGCTACGACATCACTCGCTGTTTCGCGGGTACTGCCTTTGCTGGATATAGCCCGGTGCGCCCTGGCCTGCGGTAAAATGGTGTGCGTTTCATGCTGCACGCTCTGTGATTTTCTGAATTTCCGATTCCAGATCTGCAAGGAAGCTCTTAACCTCAGATTCGATTTCGCGCGCCAGCTCTTCATCGAAATGAATCCGCTTCTTGAAATAGGCGAGGTCAGGCGGCAGGCGATCATCGAAACTAACGAAATCACACCATTTCCGCCCGGTGCACATCATCTGTGCATGCATTTGCAGCATGTACTGGCGCTTTGGCTCACCAGTTTTCAGCGTTTCAAGATGGGTCCAGGTGTTGGGGCATTTGATTTCGATAAGCCCGTCGTCGTTGACAAGTCCGTCCGGGCTGGCTGCGAATCCGGGTATGGTTGGGTGATCGATGAGCCCAACTTCAGTGATTGCCGCATTGAACTCATTCAGCGCGTACATTTCGCGTGCCACTGGCTCAAGTTCAGTGCCGCGCATCATCGCGGCATTCGAAAACCCTTCCTCCAGCTTCCCGGTCAGCCGTTGGCAAATCAGCTCGGCCATGTAGTTCTGGCGGCTGGTGGAGTAGCCCGACTTAGTCCGGGCCATGACATCAGCCAGGCGACTGGCTGTGACCTTGCCGCAGCGCGCAGCAAACCATTCAGGGGTGCGTTGCTCTATCATTCAGCCTCCGTCTCTGCGACATTGACAGGTTCGGCGTTGTCGACAGCAAGACTCATGTCATACATGCGTCGTTTCTCAACTGCGCCGATCACCTGTTTCTCTTCGGCGCTCAGCGCCACCCAGAACTCCTGATACTTAACGGTTCCAAGGCGCGCGGCGGACTCACCTTTTGCGATCAGTTCCGGGCGGCGGCTATCTGATTCATGGCCCGCATGAACCTCTGCCGTTGTTCCTTCAATTACTCGCTCTGCCTCGTCCTGGTCGAAGATGCCAGCGAAACCAAAGGCCAGACGCGCGCACTGGATCAGCGTCTTGTGGCGAAGCATGCGGGTAGGGTGGGACTGCCATGGCTGAGTGTTGCGTTTGCACTCTCCCATGTACTCGGTGACGATGGTCGGGTGCTTACGGTCTTTGCGGTAAATCTTGCAGGTACACGCGCCTTCCTCCTTGTCGTAAGAGAATTCCATGCCGTCAAACTGAGGATGCTCGTTGATAATGCGAGCCCATCCATCAACGCCGACGACCGGGACAATCCCGCCTTTATCTGGGAATGCGTAAATCTCTTTGGTCCATGGGTTCAGGCCGTACTGGTTGGCGACGATCAACAGGGCTGTAAACTGCTCGTCCGTGACGTTGCCACCTTTGAACGCTGTATTCTTCAGCGTATTCATCAGGTCTGTACCGGCATCCATGCCGAGGCGTGCGGCCAGTTTCCCGGCCATGGTGGAAAGTGCAGTACTCATTGTTAAATCCCTCAAAAATTAAAACGGGCAGCCGGTACGGTGTTCCCAGTCGTATTCCGCCTGGGCGTAAGCAACTACCGAAATGAAATCGTTGTAGGCCTCGCCAGCTTTATCGCTGCGAAGCCCTTCGTATGGGCTGGAGTCTATCGGGATCGTGAAGTGGAAGAGGCCGGACGGCTCTTTAGGCATCATGTCGATGATTTTCTGCGCCCGGTCGTCGATCCACTTCTCTTTCTCGTCGGTGATCTGCTGCTCAGCCCAGCGCCGATCTTCGATGCGGTCGTAAGTGAGGTATGCGTTCATGGTTGCCTCAGTAATGAATTTTCGCGCAGGGGATCAGGTCATCTTTCAGAGCGGTAAGCACTTCGATAGCCTGCTCGCGGGTTAAGCTGGTTTGGCTGGTGAGCGCGTTAACGATGTTGGTGCCGACCGTCTTGCGGTGCTTAACGTCAGCTTCACGCTTTGCCTGCTCATCGGCGAGGCGCTTCTCTTCGGCCAGGCGGGCATCTTCGGCCTGTTTGGCCTTCAGGCGCTCGGCTTCAACCGCCGCGGCTTTTTCGCGTTCCGCCCGGGCTTCCGCTTCCTGCTTCTCGCGAGCTGCACGCTGTTCCGCTTCGACGCGCTGGCGCTCCGCCAGTTCAGCGCGGGCTTTCTCTTCGGCTTCACGGCGCGCTGCGGCTTCAATCTCCGCTTTGTGCTTCGCTTCGGCATCGCGGCGGGCTTGTTCTGCCGCTTCCTGTTTCAGCCGCTCATCACGTTCACGCTGAGCCTGTTCCGCCAGACGGCGCTGCTCTTCGCGGTCACGGTCAAAATCCTTGTTCATCAGTAGAGCCATTTCGTGGTCCGCTTCGAACTTGGCAGCCAGCTCCTGATCGAACCTGATGTTCATCTCCAGCGCTTCGGCGTGCATCGCGTTCATGGCTTCTTCAGCCTTAATGCGTTCCTGCTCGGCTTCCCATTCGGTGAGTGGGCGGCGGGTCGCATCGCGCAGCTCGTCGCAGGCATCAACGAATCGCTTAATTTCGGCCTCAGCCGGACGCACAGCCTCTTTCAGGCGCTTCAGGTACTCACGGCCCGGCTTTTCGATTGCCGTCTTGCTGCGGGACACCTGCGCTGCCAGAGAGGCAACACGGTCACGGCCTTTCTTCGTGGACAGGTCCGGCACTTCGTTTACAGCCTGGCGGATTTGCTCAAGGTACGCGTCAAGGCCGCCCGCTACGTAAAGCACTGGGGCCTGTTCCGGCTTGATTTCGATGACGGTTAAATCCATTATTTCGCTCATGGTTTCCCCTGAAATTTGGTTGTGAAACGCCCGGCACCGTAATGGCTGCCTGATAGCTCTGTTAAATTCGTGCGCTGAAATGCGCGGTCAATGCGTCCCGGCTGGAACCAGGTTCGGCTCGATATTGCGTGAAGCGTATGGCCGGCGGATGTGGCGCAGATTGCCCTGCGGCTCATGCCAGTAGCTGCCGTCGCGATAGTCGAAGCTGACCAGCCAGGCGGCGCCGGTGCGGCGATTGCGCATCATCACGGCGCGTCCGTTGTTAGGAATTGAGTTAGCCATTGAACACCCCCGTAGCGTGCAGAATTTTGATAATCAACGCTGTCCAGATAACGCCGCAGATCAGCAGGCAGTAAATCAGTGAACGAATGCCTTGTTTGCTCATTTGCCACCCCAGCACTGAATGCTAACTACGAGGACTGCAACCAAAAACGGAACGACCTTTAACCAAAAATTACGCCATGCAGGCTTGTCTTCTTCGCGGATCATCTCTTCACCTTTGCCTTAAAGCCGGCCAGCTGAGCGTTGTTACGATTACCCGGCGTTGCCGGTGTTGTTTGGATGAGGTGATAATACTCCGGGTATTATTTTATATCAATACCGCTAGTATTATAATATTTAATAAAAATACTAAAGGTATGATTTTAAAGTTAATTTATTTTTGTAAAGAGTGCTGTTATGCTCAAAAAAACATCAGTAAGGGTGGCGGCATGTCAAATGAGAATGAGTTTTTCGCAGAAATGCACCCGCAGATAGCGCAGGTTATCGGGATAGCGGTTATGCAACTGCTGGTTGAGAAGCGCGAGCCCTCAAGAGAGGCGCTGATAGAGATGATTCAGGTGCTGTGGCAGGGTGACCAGGTAGAGCTGGCGGTGGAGCTGGCACTGGACGTGCTGATGCAGAGGGAAGAGTAGGGCAGTAACAACCCGGCGCGGTGGCCGGGTTAACGTCTACTACCAGTTCGGTAGCTCACGCAAAGAATACTTAGGCTTTCCATTACCTACCTGAGTGCAGAGGAATTTTGCAATAACTTTTTCTCCGCGGTGATCGTTGATAATGTCTGGATTGTCTATGTAATTACTGATTTTCGCTACAAAAATTGATTTAGATTCATCATGCTCCATAATAAACTCGCATTGACGTTTATGAGGAAGGGCTCCCAAGAAGCTAACTTCTAATAACTGCAAATCTTCTTTAACACTATCTTTACTTAGCTTGAGGACCGCTCTTTCAATATCATTGATATTGTTTGCAACAAGCGCTTGGTTGTTATGCCTTAAAGTAAAAGTTGCTTTGTTATCAAATAGTATTTGTATAAATCCACGTATTTTATCTAAAGCTCGGTCATCCAAATCACTAATCGCCTCAGCTAGACCATCATCGTCTCCCCTTATACTCATTTGCAGGATAGATTGAGTCTGGTTCAGAGCTTTTTGAACAGAAGATTCCTCATCAAAGTTAAGCGGGGCATCTGGCCTAAATTCCTCAAGTGTAAATCCAAAAGAACCTTTGGCTGTTCCAGTAATCATAAGCAAATTATTTTCAAGATTTGGAATTTTACCTTTGGCCGGTAATTTCCCTGAAAATGAAGATGCAACATGAGAAACCGCATCATTAAAGGCGTTAACTATTTTGGTTCCGAAATTTGCAGCTATGCCATATGTACCAAGTACAGGGGCTCCTCTAAATGTTAAAGTGGCTTTAACTGGCGGATGCTCATCGATAACAATATGAGAAATCTCATCATTTAGCTCATGGAGCCTGCTTTCAAGGCTCATTTTGCCAATAATGTCATCATCAGTAGTGGTTTCTAAAAGAGACAGGATTGAGTCCCGCTCACTTAGAACGAACAAGTAATCGTCGCGATTCATTGCTCACCTCCTTCTGATAGCATTGTTTCTAAAATGGTTAATGCCTGTTGATCCAGTGTAATATCTAGAGGAATCTGCAAGAATCCCTTCCATGTAAGATCCCTTCTATGAGACCACATACTGTACCAATATACAGTCCTTTCTACAAGCTGCTCCTTAGAAACGCCCAGTGACTGGAAGTAAGAATCAACTCTAAACTCTTGCTTTCTCCACTTACCCATATGTGGCACAAACAGATTCGGGTTACGCATAACGACATCTTGCTGCGTTTCGTTAAACGCCAAATTAAAAAAAGTCACAACATCAATGTCATTTGGCGGACGTTTTTCAATGAGTTCAACATCTTCTATGAAACTACCATCGATCCATTGAAAACCATCCGTTAACCCAGTTTTATTAATTTCTTTACGAAATTTGATGAAACCGAGTAAGATCTCGATCCTTTGTGGGCTTGTAGCGTACCGCTCTACAAATTTTAATATATCTGTCTTATATGGGGAGCGATAGGCGCTGGTTGGATGCTCCATATCCATTGGTGGGATTACACCAATTTCATTCCAGTTAGGAATTTCCTGAATCACCATGCTGTGGCCTTAAATTTCTTATTGGTTGTAAGAAAAAATGTCATTATTTTCAATGGAGTCATTGATTTTTTTATCGCTTTATCAATATGACTTCTCTCGCTCGCTTAATCAGAGCCTTTCTCTGAAATTTCATCAGGGATCGCATAAAATTATTGTTTGCCTCATTCACTGCGCGAGCGAAGCCTTTCCTTCATTTACTTCTCGTACATGTTATCTAGCCTTCCGCCTGAGTCGTAAATATACAATCATTCCCTGTTGTTTTAGGTGGCTTCTTATCCATGCTTCCTGTACGTCTGCGGCATGCTGCCGATCACACAAGTCTCAACTTAGTTTCTACAGCCACACCAATGATCCGGCAATTCCCATTGATGGGAACCAATGGCCATTGAGGGTTTAAGCCCTTCAGGTACTTCTGGTCACCATCAATGATCAGTTTTTTGAATGTCGCCTCGTTTGATTCCGAGAGTTTTGCAATAACGAGACTTCCGTTGACCGGCTCCCTTCCGGTATCAAAAAGAACATATGTACCCTCTGGTATGCTGAGCCCGACCGGGGCAGTCATGGATTCCCCCTCGACCAACAACCAGAACGCATCCCCCTGGATGTGAGCGTCTGATTCGAGCCATAGATCGATATCTTTAAGTGCATACGGCTCGCACGCTTCCGACCAATGCCCAGCCTGAATCTTGCTTAATACAGGGTATTTAATGCCTGGGGTGTACTGGCCTACATACTTGGCATTCGATGTAGCGGCAGCACTCATTGCAGATATTTCTTTCGCAAGGCTGGGGCTAAAATCAGAGACATCCACCTGGAGGGCTCTGGCAAAAACAGCAGCCACGGCAGCATTAAGGGCATTCCTGCCATTCAAGTAATGCCCAACGCCACCCTGAGATATGTCTAGCATGTCAGCTATTGATTGCTGTGTTATCCCAAGCTCTTTTTTCTTGGCTTCATAGAGGGCTTTCAGCCTTTCTGCGTCAGCGATCTGAGCCGATGTCAGTGTCTTTTTCTTTTCCATTTTCAAATAGTAATACCAATGCTCTTATTTTAAAAATACTTGCGGTATTGCAATGTTTAATACTTGTGGTATTGTTTGCTCATGAGTTGATAGGAGCTAACCACATGAAAATTTCTTTAGCTGAATACGTTGACGAAGTTGGACAGGCAAGAGCTGCTGATGCCATCGGCGTTCACCAGACCGCAATTAGTAAAGCTATCCGGGTAGGACGGAAGATTTTCGTTAACACCCTGCCTGATGGAAAAATTAAGGCTGAAGAGATCAAGCCTTTCCCACATAACAGAAATCCTGATTAAACAAAGCTGAATTGAGCAGTCAGCGGGTTCTGACTGAGTAATTCAGCCATTCCAAACAACACCAGAGGAAGTATCACAAATGGAGAGTTCAACGACACGCAACAAAGTGGAGGCTCGCAGGATAGAAAGCTGGTTACACAGCCAGATAGCTGAACTGGGAACCACGAATATCGCCAAAGTGGCCGGAGTGAATAAGTCGACGGTGAGTCGCTGGCGGGAAAGTCTGCTGCCGAACATGTCGTTACTGCTGGCCATCCTGATTTCTAACAGGCCGGGAGAGAAAGGTGACTTTGAAGCATGAGTGGGAACAGAAAGGCGAAAGCCGCAGTGCGCTAACACTAACGGCTTTCTACGCGAATTAACTGAACAAATTCACAGGAGTAATTATGGCAAATACTGCCGAGGTAATCAATTTCCCTGTGCCTGTCGTGGCACTACAGGAGCTGCGCGTGGCAGATCTCGACGATGGGTTTACGCGCATCGCCAATGAGCTCCTTGAAGCTGTCATGCATGCGGGTTTGTCGCAGCATCAGCTTTTGGTGTTCATGGCTGTCATGCGTAAAACATACGGCTTCAACAAGAAATCTGACTGGGTCAGTAACGAGCAGCTCTCGGAGCTGACCGGCATTCTCCCGCATAAGTGCTCAGCTGCAAAAAGCGTCCTGGTTAAGCGGGGGATATTAACTCAAACCGGTCGTGTTATCGGGATTAATAAAACGGTCAGCGAATGGTCATCTTTACCCGTAAAAGGTACAGAAAAGAAACCTTACCTGAAAAAGGTAACATTACCCGAATCAGGTAAGAAAAGTTTACCCGAATCAGGTAACGCCTATTACCCGAATCAGGTAAACACAAAAGACAAACATACAAAAGACAATAAAGACAATATTAATAACCCCCCTAAATCCCCCCGGGCGGTTTTGTTCGATGCGTTAGCTGTTCAGTTGCCTGACTGGCTTTCTGCAGAAATCTGGTCGTCATGGGTGGCATATCGTCGCGACCTGAAAAAGCCGATCAAGTCTCAGCAGACGGTCACCCAGGCTATCAACCTGCTGGACCGCTGCAGACTGAACGGTTACGCGCCCGAAGAAATTATCAACCGCAGCATCGCCAATGGCTGGCAAGGCCTGTTTGAGCCAAATGGTGCCAAGCCTCAACCAAGTCAACAGGTGCGAGTTGCCGAAAATTTCGCAGGGAAGGATTACGGGCAGACTGAAATCCCATCATGGGCGAGGGACTGATCATGGAACTGGAAGAAAAAATCACTGCCATTGAGCGGATGCTTGATCAGCTGAGTAAGCCACCGGAAGACATCCCGAATTGCGAAGTGGTTATCGAGCGCGTCTGTTGCGAAAAGCATGGCGAGTATGAGCAGCGCAAGCGGATCCTGACCAGCAGCATCATCAATCTGCCATCACCGCCGACACGCTGCCCGGGCTGCCTGCAAGACGAACTGAATTTTCTGAAGGATGAAAAGGTTCGCTGGGATAAGCGAGTTCGCCAGCAAACTGCAGAAAGGCTGCTTCGACAGCTGGACATACCAGAGCGCTTCTCCACGTGCACTCTGGACAGCTACAAGCCTGTTGGGAAGGATTCTGAGCGAGCATTACGGGTCTGCCAGGCCTACGCATCGAAATGGACTGATCGCCTCCAGCAGGGCGGTGGGTTGGTTATGTGTGGCAAACCTGGTACCGGTAAAAACCACCTTGCGCTGGCCATTGCCCGTCATGTGATTGAGCACCACCAAAGCTCAGTCATTTTCACGACGGCGCTCAAGATTGCCCGGGAGTTTAAATCGACCTGGTCAAAAACAGCCACGCGCACTGAGGATGAGGTGATCCGCTACTTCACGAAGCCAGACCTTCTGATTGTCGATGAGGTTGGTGTGCAGTTTGGCAGCGAAGCCGAGAAGATGATCATGTTTGAAATCATCAACACCCGCTACGAGCGCCTGAAGCCGACGATCCTGATCAGCAACCTGCCGAAGGATGAGCTGACGCAGTTTATCGGCGAGCGCGTCATCGACCGCATGAACGACGGCGGCGGCTGCACGATTTCGTTTACCTGGGACAGCTATCGGGAGAACCGGTCATGACAGGAAAAGACGCAATTCTGAACTACCTGAAAACGCATAAAACCTGCAGCTCTCCAGATGTGGCTGCGGCTTCCGGAATGACGCATACCTGCATCAACCAGGCTGCCAACATCCTGGCAAAGCAGGGGGTACTGGTAGCTGAAGCTCGGGTATGGCGGACGGTTTACTACCGGCTGGCCACTGAAGAAGAAATTGCAGGCAGAAAGAGCACCAATCAGATTTTCAACGAGTGTCGGCAAAGCCCGGCGATGAAGCGGGTACTGGCTGTTTACGGGAGAACATCAGCATGACTATCACACTACAGGCAGTAAACGAGCTCATCGCCTCCCTGGAGAGCGCAGGCGAGCTGTCGATCAGAGAGCAGAAGTTCCTGAAGCTGGCGAAAGCACATGTACAGTTGGCTGCGGAGAATGTGGCGCTGAAAAAATCAGCGCCGGCACCGTTCAGTAAGCTGATGATGGAAGCGCTTGATACTTATCATTCGAAAGCTGACGACGTGCCTGAGTTGGCCATGCTGAGCGCATACGTAAAACTGCGCGATGGGCTAAAAACCCCCGCCACCGATCGCATCGTAGCCGGGATTAAGGCTGATGGTCGCATTGAAGGTGCGCACTTCGTTGCTAACCGAATGCTGGCTGCCTGGGATGCAGGTTTTATCGAAGACACAGCCAAAAACGCCGCCGATATCGCCCGTATGATTCTTACCTCAACCGAGTTTATGGCAGCTGCACCAGAGGGTGATTTCGACCGCTCCTTTGCTGATGGCATCCTGGAAGATATCGCCCAGCAGCTGCGCGAGGGGGCAGACAAATGAGCCTCGCCACTTATCTCAATACCGGTGCAGCGGAACCGATTTGGATGTGAAAAAGCATTTGCGTGGGGCCACAGCATTTACTTGGGAAGGAATTAGATTTGAGATTATTGAGCCGGTAAAGCGCAGCCAGCAGTAACATCCAGGCCTCTACGGAGGCCTTTTTCTTTGATTATTCAAACTTAAGCAGCCATGATGACCTCGTCAGCCTGAACACCTCCGAGAATACTTCATGGAGCGCGTCCGCTACTACCGCGAGCAGAGTATCCAGCTACCCAAGGCATCCGATCCGCGCTATCTCGAAATGGCTGAGCAGAACGCCAAGAAATAGCGATTTTCTCGTATATGCTCATTTTGCTTTTATCCCCGGGAAGGGCGATAATTACCTCGTCAGCCTGAGCAACTGACACGATTATCCGGCGCCAAGTGGGGACACATGGCGCAAACACTGCAATTTGAGAAGAGTTATCAAAACGTACTGATTCCCGCAGAGCCGGGAACCAGCGAATACCTGCAACTTATCCCTGTAGGGCAACTGCTTTGCGGTGAGTTTCGCAAGCCCCGGAATTACGCATTCCACAAGAAGTTCTTCAAACTTCTGACTCTCGGGTATCACTACTGGACGCCTTCCGGTGGCCTCATTGAGCCAGCGGAGCGCAACCTCATATCCGGGTTTATCGACTTCCTCTCACCCGAATTCGATCAGCGCGCTGCACTCCAGAACGCCGCGGAGATGTATCTCTCCTCGGTCGGTATCTCCCGTTCCCGCGATATGGCGCTGCTGAAACACTTCGAATCCTTCCGCGAGTGGGCAACCATTCAGGCTGGCTTTTACGACGAATACCAGATGCCTGACGGTAGCCGTCGTCGTGTCGCAAAGTCGATCTCCTTCGCCAGCATGGACGACAGCCAGTTTAACGGCGTCTACAAATCAGTGCTGAATGTGCTCTGGAACTACATTCTGCGTCGCAAGTTCCACTCGCCAGCTGAGGCTGAAAACGCCGCCAGTCAGCTGCTGAGCTTTGCGGGGTGATGGCTATGCAATGTCTTCTCGCCAAAGTAATGGAGCGCGGCATCTTCCGCGTGCCGGCGCGCCGCAAGCGCAAGGTAGAAGTTAAGCCTTCCGATATCCCCACCTTTCACTATACGGCTCACCTGGCAGATGTCCGCTGGCTGCGCCGCGCTGCCAGAAGGAAAATTGCATGAGCATTTATCAACGCATTAACGGCGCTGACTGGCGCAATATCTGGGTTGTTGGCGACCTGCACGGCTGCTACACCAACCTGATGAACCGGCTGGACGCGGTCGGGTTCGACCCAGCACAGGATCTGCTGGTTTCGGTTGGCGACCTCATCGACCGCGGCACCGAGAACGTCGAATGCCTCGACCTGATTAATCAGCCATGGTTCCGCGCGGTGCGCGGCAACCATGAGCAGATGATGCTGGATGCTATCGCAGCCGGATACGGCAGCAAGGAGATTCACTGGAGGCAGAACGGCGGAACCTGGTACTACTTCCTCAACCCGGAGCAGGAGATTTTGGCAAAGTCACTAATCCGCAAAGTTGCAGAACTGCCGTTCATCATCGAGGTGGAGAAGGACGGCAAGAAGTTCGTCATCTGCCACGCGGATTACCCGGACGATGATTACGAGTTCGGCAAGCCAGTGGACGCAGATCTGGTGATCTGGAATCGTGAGCGGGTTAGCGACGCTCAGGGCGGCATTGTCTCGCCGATAGCCGGTGCTGATCTGTTTATCTTCGGCCACACCCCTGCGCGCCAGCCCCTGAAGTATGCCAACCAGATGTACATCGACACAGGAGCGGTGTTTTGCGGAAACCTCACGCTGGTTCAGGTGCAAGGTGGTGACCATGAGTAAAACCTACCGCAGCAAGAAGTGGCTCGCCGCAGTCGGCCAGATTGAGCAATGCGTCCTTTGCGGAGCGTGGGGCGTACAGGTAGCACACCGCAATGAAGGTAAGGGAATTGGCATGAAGACAGACGACTGCGCCACCGCCGCTATCTGTGTCACCTGCCATTCAGAGATTGATAACGGGAAGGGGCTTAGCCGTGACGAGCGCCGCCAGTTAATGGATCGCGCCATCGTCCTGACCATTATTCAGATTGCCCGTCGTGGCTTGGTGGTGCCTGCATGAAAATCTACGACATCACACCAATCGGCAAGCCTCGCATGACCCGCGCCGACAAATGGAAAACACGGCCTGCGGTCATGCGTTACCGCGCATTCTGCGATGAAGCACGTCTGCGCAAAATCAATCTCCCTGAGTCCGGCGCGCATATCACCTTCGTTATGCCAATGCCCCCGAGTTGGAGCAAAAAGAAGCGGGAACAGCTCAACGGCAAGCCGCACCAGTCAAAACCAGACTGCGACAACATGCTTAAAGCACTGATGGATGCCCTGTTTGATGATGATTCCAGTGTCTGGGATTGTCGCATTACAAAGCTATGGGGCGAGAAAGGCCAGATCATCATTCGGGAGAACGGACAATGACACGCAACGACATTAACAATTACCAGAAAGCGTCTGTTGAGCGTACCAACCCGCAAAACGCCTGGGTGACGCTAGCAGCAGCTCCACGCAGATCTTACCTGGGGAAATACCGCCGACTTACACCATCGCAAAGCCGTTGGGTTCGTTCGTTGCTGAACCACTGGGGCGGCATGTACGGTGGCAGTGGAACAGAGCACCTTTCTGGTGGCGGTGGTATGTGGTCAATGATATTGACCGGCTGGACTGGCGAGCAGCAGGAGCGGATCGCTACCGTGCTGTCTGGTCTGCGTAAAATTGGCTATACCGGCGATGCGTTGTTTGAGCAGGCGAAAGCCATCATCTGGCCGAAGAAATCACTTTCTGACCTGATCGGCAACGCCGGGGATCAAGAGGAAGCTGCATTCATGGAGGCTATCATCCTGAAGTCCTTCAAGCCGGGGAATCCCGTGTATGAGATAGGGAAGGACTATTACACCTGGAGGAAAACCATTAATGACATGGCACGGTGGATGCAATATTACTACGCGCCGTTTCTGACCGAAAAGCAATGTATTGACCGCGTGCGCTGGTGTATTGAGTTGTTTAATTCTGCTGTCTTCTTCACGTTAAAAGATGAATTTGGCTTCGAAAATGCAAAAACTTGCGAAAAAGACTTGAAAACGAGTTTTGAAACTGCATAATTCAGATATGCTCGGACGTCAAAGGCGAAAGAGCTTACCCACCAGCGGAGATGCCTTGCGCGGAGCGGTGTGAACCACATTTAAGCCCTTGCAGAAATGCAGGGGCTTTTTGCATTCAGGGTCAGAAGCACAGAGGTTGTGCGATCGGCTGTTAACCGATTGGTCGAAGGTTCGAATCCTTCCTGTCCCGCCAAATACCTACCAGGACCATAAGAGCAAAAGCTCAACGCACTACCCTCTATTGCCCACCGCGCCGTGGGCTTTTTTATTGCAGGCCGCAGATATCATTTTCAGATGCCATGTAGCAATCAGAGTCTGACGGCCTTTCCCCTACAAACACACACAGCACCATCCGGAAAATCGGAGGTGAGGCCTATGAAAATGCCATACAAACAAGATTTCATCGCTGCGCTACTTGCCGCCAAGGAGCAGGGTATTGGTGCAATGCTGGCTTTTATCATGGCGTATCTGCGTGGTCGCTATAACGGCGGCGCGGTAACAAAAACGCTAATTGATGCGCTGATGTGCGCGATGATTGCCTGGTTCGTTCGTGACCTTCTGGACTTTATCGGCCTGAGCAGCAACCTCGCCTACATAGCCAGCGTCTTTATTGGATACATCGGCACCGATTCGATCGGCAATCTGATTAAAAAACTTGCAGCAAAAAAGGCGGGAGTTGACGATGCAAACCAGTCCTGACGGAATTGCTCTGATAAAAAAATTTGAAGGTTGTCGACTGACTGCTTACCCCGACCCCGGAACGGGAGATGCGCCGTGGACCATCGGCTATGGCTGGACCCATCCGGTTGACGGAAAGCCAGTAAAGCGCGGTATGACTATCGACCAGCAAACCGCTGACAGGCTTCTGAAAACAGGGCTTGTTGGTTATGAGAATGACGTGCTGAAAGTTGTCAGGGTGAAGCTGACACAAGGCCAGTTCGACGCACTGGTGTCGTTCGCTTACAACGTTGGGTCGCGTGCTCTTTCCACATCTACACTGCTGAAAAAGCTGAATGCTGGCGATATAAAAGGCGCGGCAGATGAATTTCTGCGCTGGAATAAATCAGGCGGAAAGGTGATGCCGGGGCTCACGAATCGCCGCAAGGCAGAGCGAGCTCTGTTCCTGTCATGATTAGCGCACTGGTTAAGCGTTACTGGCTGCAGTTGCTGGTGCTGGCGTTAATCGGCGCACTGGCTTTCTTCGTGAACCACTACCGCGACAACGCCATCACTTACAGAGACCAGCGCGATAAGGCCACTGAGAAACTCCTCCTGGCGACCGCCACCATTAAAGACATGCAGACCCGCCAGCGTGATGTCGCTGCACTGGATGCCAAATACACCGGAGAACTGGCTGATGCGAAAGAAACCATTGAGCGTCTGCATAGCGATGTCATTGCTGGCCGTAAGCGCCTGCAAGTCGCCGCCACCTGTGCAAAGTCAACGACCGGAGCCAGCAGCATGGGCGATGGAGAAAGCCCAAGACTTACAGCAGATGCTGAACTCAATTATTACCGTCTCCGAAGTGGAATCGACAAGATAACCGCGCAGGTTAACTACCTGCAGGAATACATCAGGACGCAATGCCTGAAATGATCGGGCGATGAAAACCAAAAAAAACAGGAGCAATACATGACTAAGCTTTATCACCGCATCTCAACTTTTCTCTCTGGTTGCTGGGCGTTTATCACGTCTATTTCGTTCGCCATCTTTAGTTTCGGTAGCACAGCGTGCTCGCTTAGTCGGGGTCTGTGGCGTGCTATTTCAGCACTAGCGCCGAAATTTTTACCTGAAAAGGCTGTTTGGCGAATTGTAGAGCGAATGTGTAGTGAGAGCGTTCGCGAGAAGATTAACGTATTTGGACGTCATCCTCGAAATACAGGCGCATTGTGCAGTCCGTTACTGTAGTCATTACAAAGCCCATCTACGGGTGGGCTTGATAATGGTTATCCCCGAAAGCGGATAAGGTAATGAAAATCCCTTCTCAGGGATAAATTTGAAAAATTATCTAATGTGGAGGCCGCAGGATGTCCAGGCTAAACGTTGAAGTTACCCCACCAGACAGCGAGGCGCTGAACGGGATTTTTGCAGAGATTGAGCGCAAATATGCGCGTCAGCCGCTGACGCCAAAAGTAATTGATGAAATGCAACGCGAAGCGACGCGCCTTGTACGGCGAATGATAACCACAAAGGTTACGTTCGTCCGGGACTGACATTACAGAAGCCCTTCACTGAGGGGCTTCGATAATGGAGCACTGGGATTATTCATGAACAGACCACACCCACCAGCGCATTTTACGATGCCACCTGACCCGAAGCCTTACATCAGCATAATGCCCGCCATTGACGTTGGCGAGTGGCTGAATCAGCACATCCTGAGCGATGAGGGTGACCTCTACAACCCTGACCACCAGCATTTGCTTGAAGCGGATCTGTGCTTTCTCTGGGCGTCGAACGCTTTCGAGAAGAAAGGGCGTTCCGTGCTGGGGCAGGCGGAAGAAGTGGCAATGCGGGCTGGAGGCTGGCAGAAAGCGCGGATGGAGCAGCAGATGTATGAATGGTTCGGCAGGGTGCCGCAGTTCATCATCACGCTGGCCGCCGATTACTGCTCGCAATGTTCCGATCTGGAATTCTGCGCGCTGATAGAGCACGAGCTTTATCACATCTGCCAGGCGACAGATGAGTTTGGCGCGCCGAAGTTCACGCAAGAGGGGCTGCCAAAGCTGAAGCTACGCGGCCACGATGTGGAAGAGTTTGTTGGCGTGGTTCGCCGTTACGGTGCGAGCCGTGATGTGCAGGAAATGATTGATGCGGCGAATCAGCCTGCGGAGGTTGCTCATCTCGATATTGCCAGAGCGTGCGGGACGTGCATGCTGCGACTGGCTTAAATACTGGACTGTATAAGACGAATGGTGATTTATGGCTGCATTAAAACCTGATGTGAAAGCCTTCATCATTCAGTCGCTTGCGTGCTATGACACGCCATCGCAGGTGGTCGAGGCTGTCCAAAAAGAATTCGGGATCAGGATCACCCGCCAGCAGGCTGAATCTCACGACCCCACGAAGGCCAGCGGTAAGACGCTCGCCAAAAAGTGGATCGAGATGTTCCACGCGACGCGCGAACGGTTCCTGACCGAAACCAGCGACATTCCGATAGCGAACAAATCCTATCGCCTCCGCGTGCTTGACCGCATGGCAACCAAAACCGAGGGGATGAAAAACTTCTCCCTGACGGCGCAGCTTATCGAACAGGCCGCGAAAGAGGTTGGCGACGCTTACACCAATAAGCTGAAGGTTGAGAGCACTGGCAAGGATGGCGGCCCGATCAAGACCGAGACGACCAACCTCACCGCAGATCAGGCCGCAGAGATTTACCGCAAGATGATGGGGTGATCATGCCTCTCCCGTTTGAATTCGATTTCAGAAACCCTGATTACCAGATGGTTTTTGAATGGCGGATGGAGCGCTTACAGCGCATTCGCCAGAACCCTGAAATGCTGCCAGCGCTAAAGCAGTTTTATCGCACCAACCCGGCACAGTTCATCATCGACTGGGGTATGACTACTGACCCGCGTAACATCGATTATGGCCTGCCGGTCACCATCCCTTTTCTGCTGTTCCCGAAACAGGAAGAGTGGATTCACTGGATCATGGAGCGGCGCGAACGACTGGAGAACGGCATCACCGAAAAGAGCCGCGAAATGGGGCTCAGTTGGACCGCGATCGGGCTGGCCTGCTCGCTTTGTCTCTTCAACAAAGAAATGGTTATCGGTTTCGGCTCCCGTAAAGAGGAATACGTCGACAGCACCGGTGACCCGAAGGCGCTGTTCTGGAAGGCGCGAAAGTTCGTGGAAACACTGCCCATCGAGTTTCGTGGTTCGTGGGACGAGAAGAAGCATGCGCCGTATATGCGCGTTGAGTTTCCAGATACTGGCGCGGTTATCAAAGGCGAGGCTGGCGACAATATCGGACGTGGTGACCGTACCACGCTCTACCTGGTGGATGAAGCTGCATTCCTCCAGCGTCCTCTGTTGATTGATGCGGCGCTGTCGCAAACCACCCGTTGCCGTATTGACCTGAGCTCGGTTAATGGCATGGCGAACCCGTTCGCGCAGAAGCGCCACGGCGGAAAGATACCAGTATTCACGTTCCACTGGCGAGATGACCCGCGCAAGGATGAAGAGTGGTATCGCAGGGAGTGCGAGAAAATCGACAATCCGGTGGTGGTGGCGCAGGAACTTGACCTGAACTACAGCGCATCTGCGGAAGGCGTCCTGATCCCGTCCGACTGGGTACAGGCTGCCGTCGACGCGCATATCAAACTTGGTATTCAGCCAACGGGCAAGCGACTGGGCGCGATGGACGTCGCCGACGAAGGCCGGGACAAAAATGCCTTTTCGACCCGTCACGGCTTCCTTCTGGAGAACGTGCGTGAATGGTCCGGCGTTGGCAGCGACATTTACCAGTCTGTTGAGAAGGTCTTCGGCTTTTGCGAACAGGACAACCTCGAAGAATTTCGCTTCGACGAGGACGGCCTGGGCGCTGGCGTTCGCGGCGATGCACGCGCCATCAACGAACTGCGTAACGCTGCGCGCCGACCGTCAATACTCGCCACACCGTTTCGCGGTAGCGGCGCGGTGTTTGATCCGGACGACGAAGCGGTGCGCGGCGACAACGGACAGGCCGCCCGCCTGAACAAGGACTTCTTTGCTAACGCCAAGGCCCAGAGCTGGTGGTGGCTACGCAAGCTTTTCCAGAACACCTATCGCGCCGTGGTTGAGGGCATGGCCTACAACCCGGACGAAATTATCTCAATCAGCAGCGCCATGGCGAGCAAAGACAAACTCATCATCGAGCTGTCGCAACCGACCTATTCCATTAACGGCGTGGGGAAAATCGTTGTTGATAAACAGCCTGACGGCACCAAGTCGCCGAACCTCGCCGACTCGGTGATGATCAGCTACGCGCCAATGAATTCAGCCCTGAACATCTGGGAGCTGCTAGGGAGACAGGCCTGATGGCACGAAACAAGCAATCCTCTCAGCGAACGGCACAGGCCACCGCTGACGGCTACGAGAACTTCGTCGCCCGCGTTGGGATGCAGACGCCTAACCAGCATTCAGCATCGACCTACCGGGCGAACTTCCCCAGCCGCAACCGCATGCTGGTGGAATGGTCATATCGCGGTTCGTGGGTTATCGGTGAAGCGGTCGACGCTATCCCGGACGATATGACCCGAAAGGGCATTCGCATCACTTCGGAGATTGACGCCAAAGACCGTGGCACCCTCGAAGCGCAACTGGATGAGTTGCAGATCTGGGATGCGCTGAACGACGTGCTGAAATGGTCGCGCCTCTACGGCGGCGCGGTCGGCTTCATCATGATCGAGGGGCAAGCACCAATGACCCCGCTGCGACTCGAAACCATTGGCGAGGGCAAGTTTAAGGGCATTCTCCCGCTCGACCGCTGGATGATTAACCCGGTGCTGACACGCCGCATTAAAGAGATGGGGCCGGACCTCGGCAAGCCTGAGTTTTACGACGTGGTGACCACCGCAACGGGCATTCCGGCCTGGCGCATCCATCACAGCCGCCTGATCCGCTTTGATGGCGTCACGCTGCCATTCCAGCAGAAGATGACCGAAAACGAATGGGGAATGTCGGTTGTAGAGCGTATCTGGGATCGGCTTACTGCGTTCGATAGCGCCACTGTCGGCGCGGCGCAGCTGGTCTATAAAGCGCATCTGCGTACCTATAGCGTGGAGAAGTTGCGCGAGCTTATCGCGCTTGGAGGCCCGGCGTTCGAAGCGTTGCTGAAGAACATCAACCTGATCCGCCAGTTCCAGAGCAATGAAGGTATGACGCTCATGGACTCGCGGGATAAGTTCGAAACCCACCAGTACAGCTTTAGTGGTCTGGATGACATTCTTTCGCAGTTTGCTGAGCAGATCAGCGGTGCCGTTGGTATCCCGCTGGTACGCCTGTTCGGTCAATCCCCGAAAGGCTTCTCTACTGGTGATGCAGACCTCGCCAACTATTACGACCGGGTGAGCTCATTGCAGGAGCGCCGCTTACGGCTGCCGATGCGCCGGATACTGGACATTATGCACCGCTCGGAACTCGGAAAGCCGCTGCCGGACGATTTCACGTTTGAGTTTAACCCGCTATGGCAAATGTCAGACGTTGACCGATCAACGGTGGCCGTAAACACCACCAACGCGATCAGTACCGCGCTGGGCGACGGATTGATGACGCGTAAGGCGGCGATGACCGACCTGCGCGAAAACTCTGACGTCACCGGCATCGGGGCATCCATTACCGACGAGGATATCGAGAATGCCGAAGACGAAGCGCCGCCAGGCATCGGCGAACTTGGCGACAAACCGCCAGAGCCGCCAGGCGGAGATCCGATATCGAACGAGCCTACGGCAGATAGCGCGGGCGGTCGGGGATATCGTAAATGGTCGCTACGATGGTTCAAACGATAGCGTCACCGAAATAATGGATGCGCTGGAGCGCTACAGCGAAATCATCACCCCCTGGGCGACTAAGGTTGCTGAGAGCTTCACCGCCGACATTGCGCGCCAGAATGAAAAGCAGTGGCGTCAGCACAGCCGGAACATCAGCGCAGAACTACGCAACATGGTCGACCGCGCCCCGGTAGGCCAGGTGATGAAATCCATCGTCGCCGAGCAAATTAAGTACATCAAATCTCTGCCTCTTGAGGCCGCCGATCGGGTGTATGACATTCAGAACAAGGCCATCGAGGCTGTAGTAACTGGTGGCCGCGCTGAGCCATTCGCGAAAGAGATAGCTGCTTCCGGTGACGTGTCACGCTCACGAGCGAACCTTATCGCCCGGACTGAGCTTGGGCGCGCAACCGGTGCACTGGATCAGGCGCGTGCGCTGTCAATCGGCTCGAATGGTTATATATGGCGTACAGCCGAAGATGGCGACGTCCGGCATTCTCATCGGGAGATGGAAGGGAAGTTTGTCGAATGGGGCCGACCTCCAACGCTTGACGGCATGACCGGTCACGCTGGCGAGCTCCCGAACTGCCGCTGTTACAAAGAAATCGTCTTCCCCAACCCTCATTCTTATCTCGCCTGAATCGCAGGTAAACCATGAAATATTTTTTCAATACCCGGCTGGGGGAAACCCGTTATCAGCTGGCTGACGGCTCGCTGCTGTGCAAAGACGTGCCGATAGGTCGAACGGGTAAGCAGCTTTACGGCGCTGCCGATCTGCCAAACCTCAAACCCGACAAGCTCGGCGAGATAGTCGTAACGCGCTCTCCTGATCAGGTATTCCATCCGGCCACGCTCGCCTCATTCGAAGGGATGAGCATCACGATCCTGCATCCTGAAGATGAAAACGGGAATGTGCGGCTGGTCAACCCCGAGAACTGGAAAGAGCTTGCGGTCGGGCATCTTCAGAACGTTCGGCGCGGGACTGGTGATCAGTCTGATTTGATGCTGGCTGACCTTATCGTCAAAGACGAAAGCGCCATTCAGCTGATCGAAGATGGTCTGCGCGAAGTGTCGTGCGGCTATGACGCTGAGTACGAGCAGACCGAACCCGGAAAAGCCGAGCAGGTCGATATTACCGGAAACCATGTGGCTCTTGTCCCTAAAGGCAGAGCCGGAAATCGTTGTGCAATTGGAGACAGAGACACAATGGCAAATCAAAAGAAAAGCTGGTGGACCCGCATGCGCACGGCCATCAAAACGGGTGATGCTGACACCATGAACGAACTGCTGGACTCTGCGCCAGCGGCGGTAACGGGCGATGAAGGGGATCTGCCGAGCGGCGTTAACCTCAACATTAATCTTTCACCGCAACAACCATTGCCGGACAAAAAGCCGGAAATGGGCGGAGAGCCAACCGGCGACGGCGAGGACGATATCAAAACCTTGCTCAAAGCCCTGCTGGCTAAGCTGGAAGGTACTGCAACGGGCGATAACGACGATAAGCCTGACGGCAAAGATAACAAAGACCCTACCGGCGACGGTGAGGACGACGAAGAGGAAACCACGATTACCGGTGACGCTGCTTATCGTGCCGAAGTTATCGTTCCGGGTATCGATCTGAGCCGTAAGGTGAAACCGACCGCGTTCAAACGTGATGTGCTGTCCGCCGCTGACAAAACACTGGTTCGCCAGGTTGTCGGTGATGCAGATATCCGCAAATTGCCCAAGCAATCGGTAGATATGGCGTTTAACGCCGTGTCAGAGATTGCCAAAGGGCGAAACACCCGCAGCACCACGGGCGATGCACAACGTCCAAATATGGGCATGACCAGCATCGCTTCCCTGAACAAACAAAACGCCGACTTCTGGTCTAACCGCAAAGGATAATCCAATGACTGCATATCTGTACCGGATGCCTGTTGGCATTGCCGGGGCTATCTCTCGCCCGCAGGACTTAACCGTCGAACCGGTGATCCTTAAATCCGCTAACGCCTTCGCTGCCTATGGTCTGGCTGGCAAATATGACGCTGACGGCTTTTTCGTGCCGCTGGCGGACGGTGACACCGCCGACAAGGTGAAGGGGATCTACGTTCGTCCGTATCCGACCACATCGCAGCCAGACATGGTTCGCCAGGTGGGGACGGATAAGAACTTCCCGGGTGACGCCATGAAGCGTGGCTACATGACCGTTAATCTCGGTTCTGATTTTGATGCCAGCACCATCAAAAAAGGCGACCCGGTATACGTTGTCGTCTCCACTGATGAATCCATCAAAGTGCCGCTGGGCGGCTTCATGTCCACGTCCGTCAGTGGCAAAAACGTGGCGCTGACCAACGCCGAATTCACAGGGGCCGGTGACGCTAACGGCAATGCAGAAATCTCCTGGAAGATTTAAGGAACAGACGAATGATTACTTTTGATCAGGCAACCGTTGATAGCTCTGGTGCCTTTCTCATCGGGGAGCTGGAGCGACTCGACCAGACGCTGAACCTGCCGCTGGTGGGTTACACCTGGACCCGCGATATTCAGCTGCGTGAAGACGTTTCTATCGCAGATGACATTTCCAGCTGGACTAACACCAGTTTTGGCGCTGCTGGTACTGGCGCAAATCCGAACGGTAAAAACTGGGTAGGCAAAGACTCCACTGCTATTGCTGGCGTGAATGTTGATATCGGCAAAGACGGCAATCCGCTGAACCTCTGGGGCATGGAACTGGGCTGGACCGTTGTAGAGCTGGCAGCAGCTCAGCAGGTAGGTCGCCCGATTGATACCCAGAAGTACGACGGGATGCAGCTCAAATGGCAGATGGACAACGACGAGCAGGTTTACATTGGCGATGATGCGCTCGGCCTGAAAGGGCTGGCAAACCTTGTCGGTGTGACGCTGAACAATGCGCCGAAGACCTGGGCGAACTCCACCAACGACGAGATTCTCGATAGCGTGAACAGCATTCTGTCGAATGCCTGGTCAGCATCCGGTTATTCCGTCGTGCCTTCTGATCTGCGCATTCCGCCAGAGCAGTATTCACTGCTGGCGAGCCGTAAGGTTTCCGAAGCGGGTAACCAGTCGCTGCTGACCTATCTGGCCGTGAACACTATCGCTTTCCACCAGAACGGCGTTCCGCTGGAAATCAAAGCGGTTAAATGGCTGAAAGGGCGCGGGGTTGGCGGTAAAGACCGTATGGTCGCCTACACCAACGACAAGAAATACGTGCGCTATCCGCTGGTGCCGTTGCAGAGCGTTCCTGTCCAGTATCGCGGTCTGTATCAGATTGCGACCTACTACGGCAAGCTCGGTGCGGTTGAGCCAGTGTACAAAGAAACCCTGTCCTACGTGGACGGTATCTGATAACCAGAACGGCCCCGAAAGGGGCCAGAAGGGAACTGAAAATGGCGAAAGAAAAGCTGGTTACCATCCATGTTCACACCCCGTTTACGCTGACGCTCGGCGATCAGTCAAAAAGGGAGTTTGGCCGGGGACGGCATAACGTACCGGAAGAGGTCGCGTCGCACTGGTTCACCCAGGCGCACTCCGAGCTTTCCGAAAGCGTGATTAGCGACACCGATGATCTGCAACCCATTATCGACAGCCTGCAAGCTCAGATTGCCGACAAAGATAAGCAGATTATCGATAAAGATCAGTTGATTGCCGATCTGCGAGAAGCGCTGCTCAAGCTGCAAGAGCAGAACGACAGCCTGCAAGCGCAGATTGCTGCCGCCCAGACTGGCGGTAATGGGGCGAAAGATGCCAAAGAATCAAAGCCTGCCAACAGTAAGTGATTTTCGGCGCGACTTTCCACAGTTTGCTGACCCTGCCAAATATCCCGAAGCACAAATCCAGTTTCGTCTGAATCTGGCTGATGTGCTGCTGAGCGAAAACGTCACCGGCAAAGAGTTGTTTCCGTACTTTGTCGAGTTGTTCGTGGCTCACTACATGACGCTCTGGGCGGCAGATAGCCGGGCAATGCTCGTCGGCGGCCCGGGTGGCTCAACCAATGGTGTTCAGTCCTCCAAGTCCGTTGACAAGGTAAGCGTCAGCTATGACACCAGCGCGACGCTAAACCCTGACGCAGGCTTCTGGAATAACACCCGATATGGCGCTGAATTTTATCAGCTGATCACGATGTTCGGTGCGGGCGGTCGCCAGCTATGAGTTTCAAAAGTGGTGTAACAACGAGGGTTGATAACGCTCAGGCCATTCTGGATGCGCTCCGGTCGCTAACCAAAAAGGATGTGCTGGTGGGCATCCCGGAAGAAGACAGCGAGCGTGAGGATGTTCCGTTTGGTAATGCCGGGATCGGTTACGTCAACGAATACGGCTCACCAGCGCAAAACATACCCCCACGCCCGCACCTGATCCCCGGCGTTAAATCCGTAGAGGAACAGACGGTGCCGCAGCTCAAAGCAGCGGCGCAGGCTGCGCTTGATGGAAATGCGGCGGGTGCGGAAAGAGCGCTTAACCGCGCCGGAACGCTGGCCGCGAATGGCGTCAGGCGTTACATGACCATTACCGGCTTTACACCGCTTGCTGATAGCACCGTTGAAGCACGCGCGCGTCGAGGGCGCAAAGGGGCGAAAGCTGAGTTAGCACGCAGATCGGCAGACGGAAAGCTTAATGCTATCAACCCAGATTCTGGTCAATTGATAAGCAATGAGAATGTAAGGCCGTTGATTGATACCGGACAGTACCGCAGAGCTATTACCCATATTGTGAGGGATAAAGATGCCGAATCTTGATGTGACGGACGTGCTTTTTGACCCCGATTTTTGCGACTTCAACCTGTGGGTAACGCGTCGCGCGCAAACGGTGGACGATGACGGGATCGGCAGCGACAGCGAAGTTAAAACGCAGTTTGCCGGGGTTGTTACTGTTGACCGCTCCCTGGAAAACCGCCGCATGCAGGCCGGGCAGGTTATCAGCGGCGCGATTCTCATCGTGACAACTGAGCGGCTGACGCAGGGGCAGACTGGCCGTGATGCCGATATCGTGACGTATCAGAACCGTGATTATCGCGTGACATTCGTCGACCCGTATACGGCTTACGGTGCTGGCTTCGTCCAGGCTCATTGTGAATTACTGCCGTTTGATGGGGGAACTCCCGTTGAGCAATAACACCAGCACAGAGCGCGGCTGGCTGATACCAACCAGTGGCGATCCGGATTATGACGAAGCGCTCGACAGGCTGCTAAGCCAGTGGATGCGCAATGTTTCCGGCTTGCCGTCTGGAATGGTTCGTCCGCGCTGGCAGAAAAATCAGCCGCCACTGCCACCCGTTGAAACGAACTGGTGCGCGTTTGGCGTTACCGGGTTGCTCATTGATAACAACCCTGCATTCACCAATCAGACCGACGAGGGCGCTCAGCTCTGGCGGCATGAAACGTTCGAGTGCATGGCGTCGTTCTATGGCCCGGCTGGTATGTCTTATGCGTCCCGTTTTCGCGATGGCATATCTGTCCCGCAAAACAATGCTGAGCTGAACGCGCTTGGTTTGTCTCTGGGCGACTATACCGGTCTGACCCCTTTCCCCGAACTTATCAACCAGCAATGGGTTCGCCGCTACGACATGACGGTGCGCCTGCGCCGGAAGGTTGTGCGCGAGTACGGTATTAAATCGCTGGTGGAAGCGCCAGTCACCTTTTTTGGAGAATAAACTATGACGCAGGGCTTACCTGTATCCAACGTTGTAAACGTTGATGTGATCATCTCGCCGAAAGCGGCTACTGGTCGTAACTTCGGCGCGCTGCTAATCCTTGGCTCTTCCACTGTCATTCCGGTGACAGAACGTACTCGCCTATATGCTTCCATTGAGGACATTGGCGAAGACTTCGGTGTCGACAGCCCGGAATATAAAGCAGCGCAGGTTTTCTTCAGCCAGTCACCGAAGCCGACACAGGTTTATGTTGGTCGCTGGGCGAAGACGCTGAGTTCTTCCGAGAGTGGAGATACTGAAACTATCGTGCAAGCCGTTAATGCCTGCCTGCAATATACCAACTGGTATGGGCTGGTTGTCGCTGATGATGTTGTCGCTGGTGGCGATGTGCTTGATGCTGATGACGTGATTGAGGTCGCCAAACTTATTGAAGCGTCCAGCCTTAGCCGTATCTTTGGTGTGACCTCTGCCGACGCCGAGATTATCAGCACGACTTCGACGACCGATGTTGCGTCGAAATTAAAGGCTGGCAAGTATGCCCGTACCTTTATTCAGTATTCCACCAGCAGCCCTTACGCAGCGGTTTCTGCTTTCGGTCGTGCGTTTACTGTCAATTTCAACGGCAGCAATACCACCATTACCCTGAAGTTCAAACAGGAACCAAGCGTAACCTACGAAACGTTGACGGTAGGCCAGGCGGCTGCGGTGGATACGAAGAATGCGAACGTGTTCGTGTACTACGCCAACGACACGGCGATCCTGCAACAGGGTGTCATGGCGAACGGTGACTTCTTCGACGAGCGCCACGGGCTCGACTGGTTGCAGAACTACGTTCAGACCAACCTCTATAACCTGCTTTACACCAGCACCACCAAAATTCCGCAGACTGATGCCGGTGTGACCCGTCTGCTTTCCAACGTTGAACAGTCCATGGATCAGTCCGTCACGAACGGTCTGGTAGCTGCTGGCGTGTGGAATGGTGGCCCTATCGGACAGCTGAATTCCGGCGATACGCTGACCAAAGGCTATTACGTGTATGCGCAACCGCTGTCCGAACAGGCGCAGGCCGACCGCGAAGCGCGCAAAGCACCGTTAATCCAGGTGGCCTGTAAGCTGGCTGGCGCAGTTCATTATGCCGATGTGCAGATCAACGTGGTTCGCTAAGGAGCGATAAATGGCAACTTATTCTTTTCTCGATGTAACCGCGTCGCTCACCGGGCCGACCGGCGTTATCGATCTTGGTCAGGGTTCTGCGAACTCTGAGGAAGGTATCACCCAGACCATGGGCGGCAACAAAAACACCATGACCATCGGTGCCGATGGCGAGGTGATGCACAGCCTGCACGCCGATAAGTCAGGCACCATTACGGTGACGCTACTCAAAACCTCCCCAGTGAATAAAAAGCTGTCTCTGGCGTATAACGCGCAAAGCCAGTCCTCTGCCACCTGGGGCAATAACGTGATCGTCATTCGCAACACGGCATCGGGTGATATTTCTACTGCGCGTTCGTGTGCATTCCAGAAACAGCCTGATTTCAATAACGCTAAAGAGGGCGGAACCGTCGCCTGGGTATTCGACTGCGGCAAGATTGACCAGCTTCTCGGGGAGTTTTAACGCATGGAATTCGAAATTAAAGGCGTGAAATATCGCACCGCAAAGCTCAGCGTTTTCGAACAGCTGAAGGTGTCCCGAAAGCTGTTGCCGGTGCTGGCCGGGATGGTTTCTGACTTCCGGAGCGTTCAGGAGAAGATCAGCAGCAAAGACACCGAAGGCGCGATGGCTACCATCCTGCCAAAGATTGCCAATGCTGTGTCCGATCTGAGCGATGGCGACGTTGACGCTATCCTGTTCCCCTGCCTTTCCGTTGTTTCACGCGAGCACATGAAAGGCTGGGTGCCGGTCTGCCAGCATGGCGAAATGGCGTTTGACGATATCGACCTGCTGACCATGCTGCAACTGGTGGCGCGGGGGGTCGCCGACTCGCTGGGAAATTTTTTGCAAGGACTCCCTACCAGCGAGACGCCCACCCCGCCAGCGGAATAACCTTCAACAGCCTGCCGGGCGGTGAAGACTTTATTCTTCGTCCGGCGCTTGCCTTCCATATTGACCAGAAAGACCTTAACAGCGGTGCGGTAGACCTCTGCCGTATCGCGCTTCTCAATGACTACCTCGACATGCGCGAGGATAACGACGCCCGGGTAGATAAATGGAGAGCGGCCAATGAGCGGTAACGCAGATACGATTAAAGACTTCCTTGTTTCGCTGGGATTCGATATCGATCAGGCTGGCGCTAATAAGTTTGAAGCCGTGCTGAAAGGCGTTACCGCGAACGTTCTGAAGGTCGGCGCGGTGGTGAAAGGCTCAGAGCTTAGCATTGTCGGATTTACCACCCAGATCGCGAATGGTCTGGATAAAATTTACTGGGCATCCCAGCGGACGGGGGCCAGCGTCCAGGGCATCAAAGCGCTGGGCTATGCCGCATCGCAAACCGGTGCCAGCGCCGAGTCGGCCATGTCCTCTCTTGAAGGGTTGGCTGGTTTCATGCGTAGCAATCCGGGGGCGGAAGGGTTCCTGAACCGTCTGGGCGTACAGACCCGCGATGCCAGCGGAAAGATGCGTGATACTGCGGCCATCTTTACTGGCGTTGGGCAAAAGCTCAACAACATGCCGTATTACCGCGCGAAACAATACGCGCAGATGCTTGGCATCGATGAAAACACGCTGATGGCGATGCGCAGAGGGATGGGGCAGCTCAGTTCTGAGTACGCGTTGACGGCAAAGCGTATTGGTTTTAATGCTGAGTCAGCGGCTAAACAGTCCAATATTTTCATGACCTCCATGCGTAATCTGACGATGACGCTTGGACAGGCGAAAGACAAGATTGGCTCTAACCTAGCTGGTGGCCTTGCTGGCAGTATTGATAACTTCCGCAGGCAGATACTCGACAACTGGCCGAAGATTGAAGCGGTCATCACGAAGATCATCAAAGGAATTCTCTGGGCAGGTGACGCGATTACCCGCGTGTTATGGCGAACTGGGCAAGCTGTTGAGGGTGTGATCGCCTGGTTCAAAAAGCTGAACCCAGCCACGCAGCAGCTTATCGCATTGTTCAGTGGGCTGTTGGTTGCATGGCGGCTGCTAAATACCGCTTTCATGTCATCACCCTTGGGCATGATAACGACGCTTATTATTGCACTTGGTCTGCTCTTGGATGATTACCAGACGTGGAAAGAAGGTGGCAAAAGCCTGATTGACTGGGGGAAATGGAAGACTGAAATTGATCAGGCCGTCAAAATGATTGGTGACCTGAAAAAGACTGTTACGGACCTGACAAAAGCGCTGGCTAAGTTGCTCGGTATTGACCCCAAGTCATGGTCCCTAAAGTGGGATTTTAGCAACTTCATTTCGCAAATGGGTGAGTTCGGCAAGATGCTGAACATGATCGCTGATTTGCTGAATGCCATAAAAGATGGCAACTGGGCGCAGGCCGCTAGTATAGGCAAACAGCTGCTAAATCAGGGCAGCGAAAATCCGTCAGCGATGCCGATGGTAACAGACAGCGCCAACGGTACCGCCGACTGGATTAAAGAGCACTGGGGATTCGATCCTCGCAGCGTGGGCCGAACGGTGCGCGGCTGGTTCGGTGATGATGAGCCTGAACAGCTCGGCCAGTCAGTTAAGCGGCCACAGCCAACCAAAGCAGGCTCTGAACTGCTGGGATGGATGCAGCCGATGCTTACCAACCTGGAACAGCTCTACCGGCTTCCGGAGGGGTTATTGCGCAGTGTGGCCATAACGGAATCTGGCGGTAATCAGTTCGCCGTTTCAGGCGCTGGCGCTAAAGGTCTGTTTCAGTTTATGGATGGTACGGCGCGCGACATGGGCCTTCGCGGAAACGATGTATTCGACCCGCAAAAGTCAGCTCAGGCCGCAGCTAAGTACCTCAGCCAGCTGTTGCGGCAGAACGGCGGAGACCTTAGCAAAGCACTGGCATCATATAACTGGGGGATCGGGAATGTTAAGCGCTATGGCATGGGGTTAATGCCGCAGGAAACGCGTAACTACATTCCGAAAGTAATGAGCAACATGCCCACCAGCGCCCCGGTGATTCAGCAGGAAACGAACATTAACATCCACGGCGTTTCCGATCCTCGCGAAGCTGCCCGTTTGACTGTTGATCGTCAAAAGGGCGTGAATTCACAGTTAACCCAGCAACTCCCCGCAGGACCGAGATAATGGATATTTTATCAGCGATTTTTCGCCAGCAATCCCGGCGAATTGGCATATTAATTCCCAGCGTGGTCGTCTCCGAAAAGCATTCTGATGCGCTCGAAATTACTGAGCACCCGGTGGAGAAGCCAACAACGAATAGTGCCTCGGGTTTCATCGCCGATCATGCGTACAAGCGCCCCAGTGAAGTCACAATGGAATGCGGCTTCGCTGGTGGCGGTTCGTTGCTGGATTTCATTGATACATCTTCAATCGGTCTTAGCGCTGGGCTTAGCCCAAAGGAGACATACCAAAAGCTGCTGGATATGCAGCTTGAGCGCGTACCGTTCGATGTGGTTACCGGGAAGAGGGTGTACACCAATATGCTGGTGCGAGCCATTGAGGTGACGACCGATAAAACCAGCGAGAACGTGCTGAACTGCACGCTTACCCTGCGTGAAGTCATCATAACGCATACAAAAAATGTCACCGTTGCTGATAAATCCGATATGCAGGACGGGGTTAGTACATCTGCGGTGCAGAATTCCGGGACTAAATCCACCACCCCAGTAAATGAATCGGTAATTAAGTCAACAGGGTGGTTTGATGGACTAAAAGGAACCAGTCTTGGTAACTCTATAGGTATCCAATGAATGTAACTGAAATCCCTTTATCGCCGGATAACCAGCTATTTCGCATTCAGTTAGCAGAGACAACATACACGCTGAGAGTCATTTGGCGTGATTCTGCTGGCTGGATTCTGGATGTACAAGATAGCAGTGGCGAACCGCTTCTTTCTGGCGTGCCGCTGGTAACCGGTGTAAATCTTCTTGAGCAATATCCTCAACTAGGTATTAACGGGGCGCTGCTCGTTGGCTGCGATGTAGGCGCACCGGACGAGCCCACCAAAACCAACCTCGGCACATACAGCCACCTCATTTTCGTGCAGGAGTAGAAATGTCTCTTAACTGGATGCGCCATTTTGAGCTGCAACTGTTGGACCAGAACGGGCAGGGCGTTTCCCTGTCTGATTTTAAGGTCACGTTCCAGATCGAGTGGGCAGATACACGCTGGCCGCGAGTGGCGAACGTGAAAATTTACAACCTTTCGACCGATACCACGAACAAGATACTGGGGCAGGAGTTTGCAAAAATTCGCATCATTGCCGGGTATGACGGTATTGCGCCGGATGTTGATGCGAGCCAGGTTGGTGTCGCCCGGGAGATTTCACCAGACCAGGTAGGGCAGGTGAACGGTCAGAACTACGGCCTGATATTTGACGGTGATATTCGCTTCACCGTCACCGGGAAGGACAACATCACCGATTCCTGGGTGTTGATTCAGGCCATTGGTGATCACGAAGCGTTCCTCTATGCGACCACCATCACCACGCTTGCCGCTGGCTATACCGTTGCGGACCTGCACCGGGCGACTATGCAGGATTTCAACGCGTTCGGCGTGACGCAGGGCATTACCGGTGACTTTCCTGATACCGTGTTTCCTCGTGGCCGTGCGATTTATTCATCCACCCGTAACGTGATGGATAATATTGCTGCGCAGTGCAAAGCGACATGGCAGCTGGTGGATGGTCAGGTCCAGATGGTGCCGGAGGATAAATATATTCACGAAGCCATTGTGTTGAATGCCGATACTGGCCTGATCGGTATGCCGCAACAAACGATGGGCGGTGGCGTAAACGTGCGGTGTCTGATAAACCCGAATATCCGCATTAATGGTCTTATCCAGCTCGATCAGGCTTCGGTGTACCGCGCCACGCTCGGCAATAGCGAAATAGCACAGTCGCCCGGGCGTATCACCGAAACAGAAGAGAACGGTAACCGTGTGCTGACCGGCACAACGTCACAGGCAGCCAGCATTGCGACGGATGGCGTTTATATCGTCAAAGCTATCGACTATACTGGCGACACCAGAGGTCAGGCGTGGTACATGGATTTGATGTGCTTCGCGCGTGGCAGCCGCGATTTGCAGAGTAACGCATCACTTAACCGGACGTTTTAAAAAATGAAAAAACTCATCCTGATGATTGCTTGCAGCTCTTTTGTCTTGGCGGGCGTGGCTCATGCTGATTCCCAGTGTGGGCCTTTCCACTTGGGCACGAGCCCGACAAATGATGGATGGGCACGCATTAACGGTGCGAAGCCTGAAAGTCAGAAGGTAACGTTCCTTAAGCAAAAAGAAGACTACGAGAACATTAAGATGGAATGGCGCATGGCTACTGACCAGCCTGGCCGGTGGGTAGGGCTCGAATACATCAAGCGTAACGGCAAAGCCATTCTCAATGCTCAGTGGTTGCAAGCCAGTATGGATGCGCCGCGGCAGTATGCAACATATGATTGTCGAAAAGTAAAATAGCCCGCCAGATAGGCGGGCAAGCGTCAAAAATATTGAGCCTTAATTATAATAAACACAATAATCACGAACAGGATGTTTCGGATTATTTTTTGCGTCGGGGTAAGTTGTTTTTTTACTGTCGATTTCCCTGGTGAGTAAAGATTCGTTGTATGCGACAACCCCGTGCCGGGAAGGCTATTTGTCATCTTTACGCCTTTTTTTCCGATATTAATGGTGGAACCTTTACCACCAATTGAAGTGCTAACTCCACTTTTGCTAATGTTTATCGCGAGTCCTGGTGCAATTCGGATTCTTTTGCGAAATCTAAAGCCCATTTGTTACTCCTGTAGAAAAGTTTTTGCATGTTTCACTCAACGAATTGTTGCAAATATATCCTAATACACCTTGTAAATGTGTGCCATTGCAGCGGAAAATCCTTACCTGACACTGATGTAGCTTAGTTACTAACAGATAATTGATATCAAACCAGCTTCGGCTGGTTTTTTTATGGAGTTTTTATGCCAATTCCAACTCAATCACAGATCGGCGGCGAGCAACAGACCGCGCAGGCCATTGCCGATTCGGTGTCTACCCAGATGCGCGTGGCGATGCCGGGCATCATTCAGTCGTTCGATCCTGATACTGTTACCTGCACAGTAGAAGTGGCGCTTCGCGGTATTGTTGGCGATGGCTCCACCGAATTAAAACCGCTGGTGGATGTGCCGGTTATCTTCCCGCGTGGTGGTGGCTGCACGTTGACCTTTCCGGTTAAAGAAGGCGACGAGTGTCTGCTGATCTTTGCCGACCGTTGTATCGATTTCTGGTGGCAGAGCGGCGGCGTTCAGGAGACCGTCGATCCGCGACAGCATGACTTATCTGATGCGTTCGCCATCGTTGGCCCGCAGTCGCAAGCACAGAAAATCAGCGGTATCAGTACCAGCGCCGCGCAGCTGCGAACCGATGATGGTGCGGCGTTCGTAGAGGTTGCCGCAGGACATAACATCACCGTTAAAACGCCGGGCCAACTTACGGCTACGGCTGAAGGTGGAACGACAATCACATCCCCGACTATCACGCTGAACGGCAACGTAACGATTAATGGCAATCTGTCTCAGGGAATGGGCGAAAGTGGCGGTACTGCGACGATGCTTGGGCCGGTTACGGTGACTAACGATGTGAAGGCTGGAGGTAAGAGCCTCATCCAGCATACCCATGGCGGTGTGCAGAATGGCAGCGGGAATACTACCGCGCCTAATTAAAAACCACCAAACAGACAAAAGCCCCGGGTGCGCTAACACTTCGGGGCTTTTTACTTTCTGCACCTTGAGGATAGCAAGGGAGAATATGTGATTAATTTTAGCAAACTGATACGGGAGTTGCGAGTCATGGGCGAAAAACTACCCAACTGGAAATTCTTCCTCATCTGGGCCGTGTTCTTTTTATTCGGTCTGTCAAGCGTTATTAGCGCTATACGCTGGTGGTGATTTATGCGATACAGACGTGAAGACGCCGACGGTGATTACACTTTCGGGCAGGGTGACGATACTTTCCTTATCGACAGTCCGGAATGTGTCGCCCAGGCAGTAAAAACCCGCTTCGAGCTGTGGCGCGGTCAGTGGTTTCTCGATCTGACGGAAGGCACGCCGTATGTTCAGTCGGTGCTTGGTAAACAGCGATCTGACGTCTACATCCTGGCTATACGTGAACGCATACAGGACACACCGGGCGTTCTGTCGATTCTTTCCTTCGATACCAATTATGACGGCACCAGCCGTCGCGTCACCTTCACTTCCTCCATTGACACAATCTACGGCCAGACGACTGTAACAAGCGAGGCATAAATGGCTTTGAACCTCGACACGCTGGGGCTATCGGCAACGGTAACCGCCCAGGGGATTAGTGCGCCTGATTACCAGACAATCCTAGATACACTGACCAGCTATTTCAGGCAGATTTACGGTAGTGATGCCTACCTCGAACCAGACAGCAAAGACGGGCAGATGGTCGCGCTGGTGGCTCTTGCCGTGCATGACGCTAACAACACCGCTATCGGGATCTACAACTCTTTTTCACCGACGACAGCGCAGGCCGCAGCGCTTAGCAGCAATGTGAAAATTAACGGGATCACGCGAAAAGTAGCGACAAACTCTACTGCTGACCTTCTGTTAACCGGTACGGCAGGCACGACTATCACGAATGGCTCCGCACGGGATAAAAACGGCATTATCTGGAATTTTCCCGCAAGTGTAGCGATCGGCGTTGATGGTACTGTGCTGGTGACGGCCACATGTGCGAATAGCGGTTCGGTTGCTGCGATGGCCGGGACTATTACCACCATTAACACACCGACTCGCGGCTGGGTGTCGGTAACCAACCCAGCTTCGGCTACTGTCGGTTCACCAGCAGAAACCGACGCAGAGCTGCGCATTCGGCAGGGGCAAAGCGTAGCGCTACCCTCTATCACGCCGTTTGAAGGTGTCGACGGTGCAATAGCTAACGTTGCTGGCGTGACACGTCACAAGTTGTATGAGAACGACACTGGGGCAACCGACAGCAACGGGCTGCCGCCACACTCAATTTCCGCCATCGTCGATGGTGGAGATGTTACCGAAATAGCCCAGACCATCAGGGGGAATAAAGGACAGGGAACGGCAACCTACGGGACAACTTCTGTCACGGTGCCGGATACTTACGGTAATCCTCACGTCATCAGTTTTTCACGCTCTACCGATGTGCCAATTTTCGTAGCCATTACCCTGAAAGTTTTTACCGGGTATACCTCTCAAATCGGCGAGCAGATCAAACAGGCTGTTGCCGGCTATATTAATGGCCTGACAATTGGCGACGACGTTCTGCTGAGCCGTATTTATTCCCCGGCAAACCTTGGCGTTGTGAGCGGCGGTAATGCCCGATATTACGACATTACCGAACTGCTGATCGGTAAGTCGTCTGGCAGCGTATCGGCATCAAACATTGATATTGCCTATGATGCTTCAGCGTCCTGTAGCACCGCGAATATCAGTATCACGGTGACCTCATGAGCAAATACACCGAACTAATCACGAACTACCACGCCACCAAACCTAAATTTCTTGCGCATGTTGATCTGATGACCCGGCCGCTTATTGATGTTGCGGCTGCCACCAGAGGGCTGATTACTGCATTTGATATTGACTCTGCGGTTGGTGTGCAACTTGACATTCTGGGATTGTGGATCGGGCGTAGCCGTGTTGTCAGCCAGCCTATATCAGGTGTCTATTTCAGCTGGGATACCGACGGGCTTGGATATGATCAGGGGGTATGGCAGGGGCCGTATGACCCGGATTCGGGCTATACGTCACTGAGCGATGACACCTACCGCATCATTCTGAAAGCGAAAATCGCTATCAACAACTGGGACGGTCGGAACGACTCTCTGCCTCCCATCCTTGACGCTGCGACTGCAGGCTCAGGCCTGAGGATGCAAATTGTCGACAACCAGGACATGACGATATCGGTTTGGGTATTCCCCGAGACTGATATTTCTGATGTGTCTCTTGAACTGATTGCCGCTATCAAACAGGGCTATCTCACCGTTAAAGCAGCTGGCGTATGGGCCGGTGATGTTGAAACGCCTTCGGTAGAAGCACCATCCGAGGGCTCTAAATTCTTTGGGTTTGATATGGATAACGAATACATCGGCGGG